GTTATTTAATGACATAACACCGATCAGGGTAACTACCAGTGCTGGAGATGTAACATTTGCCGCGACTAACGGTAGTACAACCCTCACCGTAACCGATGCAAGTCATGGTGCAGTCGAGAATGACTTTGTTACATTTTCTGGTGCGGCTACGCTAGGCGGCAACATTACCGCTGATGTTCTGAATATCGAATATCAGATAGTTCGTATTGTTGATGCTAACAGTTACGAGATTACTTCTTCCGTTGCGGCAAATAGTTCTGATTCTGGCAACGGCGGTGGTAGTGTTGTAGGCGCATATCAGATTAATGTGGGTCTTGATACTACAGTCGGCGGCACAGGCTGGGGTGCGGGAGCGTATGGCGGTACGACTACAACTGCTTTACAGACAACCATAAATGAAGGCGGGACATTCTCTGATTCAGACACCACTTTGACCGTCACCAGCGGTACAGGCATAGCTAATAATGATCTTATATTAATAGACACTGAGATACTAAAAGTAACAAACGTATCAACTAATGATTTGACTGTTACAAGAGCGCAGTCAGGAACTGACGCCTCTACTCATTCTAATGGAGCAACTGTATTTCTTATTTCTGGTAACGCAAGTGCTTCTAGTGACTACTTTGGCTGGGGTGATGCCGCGTCTGGTGGATTGACAACTACTGCACAGATAAGACTATGGTCTCACGATAATTTTGGTGAAGATTTAATTATAAATGCTCGCGATGGTGGCATCTATTATTGGGATAGGACAAACAATCTATCAACTAGAGCGGTTGAAGTATCTACAATATCCGGCACAAAAACCAGCATACCGCAGATTGCAAAGCAGGTTCTGGTATCAGATCAAGACAGGCACGTTATAGCTTTTGGATGTGATGCTTTGAACTCAAGTAGTTCTGCTAATCAAGGCAACGGGGTCCAAGATCCACTGCTCATCCGCTTTTCTACACAAGAAGATCCATTGGTGTGGTTCCCAGCCGCTACCAACACAGCGGGTGATCTTAGACTTGGTGCAGGATCTACGTTCATGCAAGCCTTGGAAACAAAACGTGAGATCCTTGTGTGGACAGACACAGCCTTAAACTCTATGCGGTTTATCGGCCCTCCATTCACGTTTGGCCTACAACAATTAGCCTCAAATATTACGATAATGAGTCCGAACGCTGCGGCAGCAACAGAAGACGTTGTATATTGGATGGGCATCGACAACTTTTACGTCTATGCTGGTCAAACACAGTCTCTGCCCTGCCCTGTGAAAGACAAGATATTCTTAGACTTTAACCATGAGCAGTCGGACAAGGTTGTGTCTGGTGTGAACTCAGAGTTTTCTGAAGTGTTCTGGTTCTATCCTAGTGCAAGCAGTTCAGATAATGATAAGTATGTTATTTACAATTACGGAGAAAAGGTCTGGTATTTTGGCTCTATGATTAGAACTGCGTGGCTAGATAGGGGTGTTAGACAAGATCCTTTGGCCGCAGGTTCTCAATACATATTTAGGCATGAGGTTGGTTATGATGATGACGGCTCTGCCATGTCATCTTTTATTGAGTCATCTCCTATGGACATTGGCGATGGAGATAAATTTACTTACATAAGCAAAATAGTCCCTGATGTTACATTTGATGGTTCAACAGGCGCAACAGATCCGCAGGCCACATTTACTATAAAATCAAGAAATGCTCCCGGTTTAGCTTTTTCTAACACAGCTAGTGGAGATACCGTGAGAAGCTCTTCATCACCAGTAGAATTGTTCACAAATTTATTGCACGTCAGATCAAGAGGACGCTCTTTTGCATTACGAGTGGAGTCATCAACTCTTGGCACACGTTGGAAACTAGGCAGTCCTCGTGTAGATATGCGTCAAGATGGGAGGCGGTAATGTCATCAAATCAAATAGCACCTCCCAGATTGCCAGAAGCGCCAGCAGAATATTCAGATACTTATATGCAGGACTTATTAAGAGCTTTAGAAACATTTATTGCACAAGAGCGTAACCCCGGAGAGTTGCGCGGCACAAAGATTACATTAACCAATCTTCCTACCAGTGCTACTGGTTTAGAGACTGGTGCTTTGTATAACGATAGCGGAACAATTAAAATTGTATCATAGTACAAATATGGATTGACGCCATGGCAGCAAAAAAGTTTCAAAAAGGCACAGCATACGCTAAGTACGATTTAGATGGTGATGGCGAAATTACTGATGAGGAACTAGAACAAGCTAAAGAAATAAGAGAAACAGAGCGTGATTTGCGAAAAAGTCTAGCTCAGCTTAGAATGGCTAGGTACACATTGATAGGCATGGGCGTTTTTACGATAGCTATGTTTGCCATGCCAGTTGAAAAAATTGAGGCGTTATCTGACATAAGCAATCTGTTCTATATTAGTGGTGCTGGCATAGTTGGGGCTTATATGGGTACAACAGCTTGGATGAGTAGAAAATGATACAGGCTTTAATAGGGCCAATCTCAGGGCTTGTTAGCTCATGGATGGACAAAAAGACAGAAGAACAACGCGGCAAATCTGCTGTTGCTAAAGCAAAGGCAGAGGCTGAAGCTCAAGTTATGGTTTCTGCCGCAACATCAACCGCAGATTGGGAGCGGTTGATGGCGAAGGGCAGTCAAAATTCGTGGAAAGATGAATGGTTGGTCGGACTTTTCAGCATACCCTTAATTTTATCATTTTGCGGTGAGTGGGGAAGAACGATTGTATTTGAAGGGTTTGCCGCTTTGGAAACAATGCCTGATTGGTATCAGTATACGTTAGGTGTAATTGTAGCCGCCAGCTTTGGCGTTAGATCAGCCACAAAGTTTTTTGGGAAAAAGTAATGAGAGAAAGAGGCAGAAGAGGTGATTTTATAGAACCTGAACTTGCTCCTGCGCCCGTGGATGCTGGGGCGGCTGTTGCCTCAACTGTAGGACAACAAGGTGGTGGGGGCGGCATACCTGATATATTAAGCAAAGAACAATTTTTTGAACAAAATCAAATTACCTTGCAAAACCCATATGGCTCTCAAGGGTTCTTCACAAGACTTTTTGGTGGAGATCCTTCTTCTATTGATTATTCTTCAAATATAGACGAGGACACTAGAAGGCAGATTATGGATTTAGCCTACGACAGGTATCGCAATCCATTTGCTAAAGTAAATATCCTTGGCAAGGAAGTGTTTGGAGATCGTGAAACAGGTGAGGTTAGATATGGTTTGGACTCATTTGGAAGCTCTCCTACTACGTTTCTTGGTGATGTTGTAAGGGTGCCGCTGCCAAAAAGCCCACAAAGAAGCCTTGCAGAAATGGCACCTGCTGGATTGGGTCTTCTGGTTAGAATGTTGCCTAGAGAGACAATGAAGATGATCGAAGCAGAAAGTTTACCGGGGGGCATTCCAACAGCCGCTCAAGGTAGAGAAAAGTATGAAGCCAGCAAGCGCACAGGCAACTTTCTTGACAATATAAAAGCTGCACTATCAGGAGCGCTTAAATGAATATAGATAAATTAAGAACAGAGATTGCAGAAGATGAGGGATGCAAGTACGAAATTTATTTGGATCATCTCCACCTGCCAACTTTCGGAATCGGTCATTTAATAACTAAAGATGACGAGGAGTACGGCAAGTCTGTTGGTACAGTAATAGAACAGGAAAGAGTACAAAAGGTATTTGCCCTTGATATGGCAGTCACTGTAGATGAATGCAAAGTATTGTATCCAGACTTTGACGATTTACCCGAAGAGTGTCAGCATATTATAGCAAACATGATGTTTAATATGGGTAGACCGCGTTTATCTAAATTTGTTGGCATGAAACGAGAGGTAGATGCTAAGCGCTTTGATGCCGCAGCAGACGAGATGGTCGATTCGAGATGGTATACGCAAGTTCCGAATCGTGCTAGAAGATTAGTTGACAGGATGAGGGCGTTAGCCGCCTCAGAGGAGTAATCATGGCTTTACCACTGTTATTAGGATTAGCTGGGTCGGCACTTGCTCCAACATTGGGTGTGAGCGCTCTTACCGCTGGGGCTGTAGGCTCTGGTTTAGGAAGCCTTGCTCAAGGTGATGATTTTGAAACTGCCATCGGCACAGGTATATTGTCTTATCTTGGTGGCAAGGCTCTAGGTGGTACCGATTTATTTAAAGCAGGACAATCTGCTGGATCAGAGGCAGGTAATATTGTTGGATCTGGGGTTGATTTAGCTGATCCAATGAGATTAGCAGGCACCACAGCAGGGGCTTCTGGTGCTGGGATGGCAGCTACCCCAGCTCTTGAGGCGGCAACTCAAAATGTTGCTTTAGAGAGTGCAAAATCAGGCTTGCCGGGGGCATTAAGCGCTTTAAAACAGCCAGAGACTATTGGAGCTTTAGGGACAACAGGTCTTATTGAGGCATCTAAGCCGCCAAAGATGGATTTTAAAACTGAAGATTACCCTTACATTCCAGAAGCAGAGCCTGCAAGGCGCAAACGTAATCCGATGTTACCCGGTTACAGACCCGGCTTTGATCCAGAAATGCCATACTTCAGCTATGCAGGGGGTGGAGAGATGCCTCCTAGACCCTTGTCTTTGAGGGAAATTGCAGACATGAAAATAAAAGAGATTATGGAACAAAATGAGGGATTTTTTGTAAGGGATGATTTAGCTAAAAAACAAAAAGAAGAGGCAGAGAAAAATATTTTAGCTAGAATGCTCGGCCTTGGCGGCAGTGGCATAGATATTGAGGGCAGAAAAACTGCTAGAGATATGGCTAAAAAACAGTTTATGGAAGAAAATCCAGAATTATTTAAAAGGCTTATGAGAAGAGCAGAAGGTGGAGAAATGTCTGCACCTAACGACAAAGAAATTATAAACAATGCTGTTGATGCCATCAAAGGTACAGACCCAGAGCCAGAGCGTTCTTTAGCTATATTTGTTTCTACATATGGTGAAGAAGCTCTAAAAGATCTTGTAGAGCGTGTAAGAAGCGGTCAGTTTGATGACAATGCTGAAGTTTCAGAGGGCATGGTTGAGGGTGTTGGAGATGGCATGGACGACATGATCCCAGCAACCCTCGAGGGCGAACAGGATGTTGTATTGTCAGATGGTGAGTTTATTGTACCAGCAGATGTTGTTAGTGGCCTTGGCAACGGATCGACTGATGCAGGGGCAGACTCGTTATATGAGATGATGGATAGAGTCAGACAGATGAGAACTGGCAAAAGCGAACAGCCAGAGCAAGTGCCACAAGGTATGATGTTGCCAGCATGATTATAACCGCTGTGCCTTTAGAAGGTGTAGATATTGTCTGGAGCAAAACAAAAGATGTTTTGGCAAAATCAGTTGAGACATCTAAAGGCAAGTTTAAGGCAGAAGACATAAGAAAAGAATTAAAAGAGGGGAGCTTGGTATTGTGGTTGGTGTTAGAGGAATCTGACGTTGTTGCCGCTATAACAAGCAGAGTTATTGAATATCCGGGCAGGAGAGCCATGGCTTTAGATTGGGTTGGAGGTAGTAAGATGAATCAATGGCTACCTTTGGTTTTAAACACGTTACAGAAGTACGCCAAAGAGTGCGGATGTATGCACTTAGAGGGATATGGAAGAAAGGCGTGGGGGAGGATACTTAAAAAGTATGGGTGGAACCCAGAGTATGTAGCCTACAGAATGGAGTTAGGTAATGGGTAAGGGTAGATCATCAGTGCCATCAGATCAGACTGTTGTTCAGTCTAATCTACCAAAGTATGTCAGACCGTATTTTGAGCGCCTTCTTGACAGAACAGAGGCTGAGTCTCTGCGTGAGTATGAACCTTTTCAAGGTCAACGTCTGGCTGATGAAGCTCAAGACACCGCAGCCGCAAGGGAAAGGGCCAGACAAGTTGCTAGTCAAGGCATAGCAGGGTTGCCCACCGCACAAGCAGCCACAACTGCTGGTGTTGGTCGTGCTTTACAGGGTTTGGGTTTTGAGGCTGAGGCATTTGGCCCAGAGGCAATATCCTCTCGAATGTCTCCTTATATGCAACAGGTGGTAGATGTCCAAAAAGAAAGAGCAATTCTGGACGCTCAGAGACAGGGGGCGGGTAGAGCCGCAGACGCTGTCCAAGCGGGAGCGTTCGGCGGCAGTAGAGCAGCAGTACAAGAAGCCCTTGCTGGTGAGGCGCTCAACAGACAACTTGCAGAGATACAGGCTTCGGGGCAGCAGCAAGCATTTGAGCAGGCACAGCAACAGCTTGAAAGAGATAGAGCGGCGAGAGCAGATGCAGAAAGAATAGGTCTTGGTGCTGGAGAAATGGCTGGTTCTCAGGCTCGTGCGCTAGCTGAGCTTGGAGGCATAGCAAGAGCAAGTGATATTGAGTCGGCTCAACTCCTAGAACAGGTTGGCAAAGGTCTAACAGCAAGAGACCAAGCTGGACTAGATCTTGCTTATCAAGACTTTGTGCGACAGAGAGACTTCCCAAGAGAAAACTTGCAGTTTTTGTCCTCAATACTGAGGGGTGTTCCTATAACACCTTCTACAGAGACAACATCTATGCAAGCATATAATCCTGTTCAACAACTTCTTGGAACAGGGATATCTGCACTTGGTCTGTATAAGGGGCTTAGCGACTAATGAATATCATCGACATCCAAGATCAGCTAAAAAACTTTTCAGAGCAGCAGCTTATCTCAGAGATGCAGATGCCTACAGGCTCTGCACCACAGTTCTTGGTGTTGGGTGAGATTAAACGCCGCAAGAGGGTCCGTGATGACTTCATGAAGCGTGAGGCTGCAAACCAGCCCACGGTAGCAGAAGAGGCCATAGCAGCCGCTGGCGTCCCTCAGAGCGGCGTTATGGGTATGTCTGAAGCCATGGCACCAAAAAGTACCATGGTACAAAATGCAGTTGGCTCAGCCATGCCACAATCTATGAGATCTGGTGGTATAGGTGATTTGATGCCCATGGCAGAAGGGGGTCTGGTTCACGCTCAAGAAGGAGCTTATTTCCCATCTACGCAAGAGTTATATGGCATCTATGGTCAAGAATCAGGATTTGGCAAAAACTTGTTTGGATCTTCTGGTGAGATAGGTCCATATCAAATACTCCCAACAACTGCAATTATGCCGGGATTTGGGATCACATCAATGTTCCCAGAGCTTGAGGCTGCTGTTGCTAGAGGTGATTATAAAAATGCACAGGAAGCATATCTAGCAAACAAGGATGCTGTAGACGAAGCATTGATGAGCGGTCAAAAATCAGAGGGTTTTGTTAAAAGCTATCTTGATGCCGCTGAATCTGAACTTGGAGATAGAAACAAGGCGTTACTTGCTTTCAATCAAGGAATACCGGGAACCAGAAACTTTGAAGGTGATGCGTCTGGCACAAACTATGTCAGTGGTGTTTTGGGAAATCAGTCAGGTTATAACGATCCTGATCGTGAGGTTTTACCCAGCCTGCTCCCCGGTGTTACCTATGCTGATTTAGCGCAGAAAGATCAAGAGCCGGGATTGTTCTCTGCTCAAGCATCCACACTTAATGCTGATAATAAAAGCATTGTAAATGAATTAAGGGGTAATCGCAAAAGAAGAAGAGATGGCACATATGAGTTTACCCAAGATGACAAGGACACGATGAGAGTGGCAGACAGTTTCCAAGTAGTGCAAGACGCTATTGAAGGGAATATATCTCCAGAGTCTACGAGTGATGGGAATTTATCTGGAAGAAATGCTCCTAGAAAGGAGTTGCCAGAAAAAGTTGTGCTTGAAGAAGAAGATCTTGCAGATCCTGTTATCATGAAGTTTAGCGAGCTTTCGCCGGGTCAACAGAAACAATACTCTAAAAACAGAAGTGTTTCTGGAGTTGATCTAGTGATTGATGATAGAGAAAAATCTCCACTGGGAGAGAGTTTAACTAATTTATTAACGCCTGATGATGTTGAAACAGAGGGCACTCAAACAGAAACGGAGGGGCAGGATAAAGCTGGACCACCCTCTCCCAAAAGTGACCCTAGAGAACCTTTGCCACAAACTGGCATATCTAAGGAGATAGCAGACCTTCAGGCAAAGCTAGAAAAAGATAGAGAAACTGATAAATATCTAGCCCTAGCTCAAGCTGGCCTAGCCCTTATGTCATCCAAAGAGCCTACATTGCTTGGTGCTGTGGGAGAGGCTGGCATATCTGGATTAACAGCTTTCCGCGAAGCTCAAGATAGATATCAAGAAGGTGTGGTTGATCTGATAAATGCCAGAGCAAAACTAGAAGGCAAAGGATCAACATTTACTACAAATCAAATGATACAAAGAGCGCAAGATTTGCAGACAATGGCTAAAGACGCAGAGCTTGCTGGCAATCCACAAAGAGCCAGAGAGCTTGAAATTGCTGCTAATACTCTTCTTTCTCAAGCTGGGGTTATCGGTGGTTCAGGTAGCGCAATATCAGGATTTGCAGATCAATAGGGGTGATTTATGGGTGTTTATTATGCAAGAGGCACCTCTGGTAAGATCTACCCTTTCCAAATTAAAGGAACGGAGATTTCTGACACTGAGAGGGAGCGTATAGGTCAACATCTTCAGACAATAGGTGACCCAGACGAGGAGCTTATTGGCGGCGGTGGAGACAAAAGCGCGATAGGTCAGGCATTTGGTAGGGGCGTTGATACATTACAGCTTGGTTTTGGCTCCGCATTAGAAGGTCTTGGCAAGACAACTGGCCTTGATTTCTTAGAAGAGTTTGGCGAAGAGGTAATTGAGACTAACAAGCAGCAACTATCTGAAGCAGAACAGTACGCAACAAGACTTGATGATGTTAAAGACATTGGCTCTGGACTTGATTTCTTTACACAGGCATTAGCTGAGCAATCCACACAGTTGGGCAGCACCATAGCCGCCACAACAACTGGCTCTATTATTGGCTCTGCGCTGTTGCCGGGTGTTGGCACCGTTATAGGTGGGGCGGTTGGACTAGCCGCCGGAAGTCTTCCGTTCTTCTATGGCATGAACCGTGAAGCTCAAAAGGACGAAAGCGGCACCGTTCAAAGTGAGGGGGTTGCTTTACTCACCGCCATACCGCAGACGCTTTTAGACTTTATAGCAGATAGAATAGTTGTTGGTTCCCTCCTGACCCCTGCCCTTGTAAAGGGCGGGGGGCTTTTTACCAGAGGCATAAAAGGTGTTGGCGTTGGTGCTGTTGTGGAGACACCAACAGAAGTTGGGCAACAAATTTTAGAAAGGATGCAAGCTGGACAAGATATAATGAGTCCAGAGGCTATTGAAGAATATAGAGAGGTTGCCATAGTCGCTGGTCTGGTTGGTGGCACAGTGAGAGGCACGACACAAGCGTTTGATAATTTTGACAAGAAAGAAGAACAAAAAAAGAAAGCAGAGATAGAAGAAGATTTATCTGATTTAAGATCAGAGGTAAGCCGAAGCGCCGCGATAGCTCAAAGAAAACTTGATGAGGCAGAGCAAACAGAGGCTGCTTTAGATAAAATAGCTAAAGACGGCATGACTCTTGAAAAGCAAGAGCAGAAACGCCAGCAAGAGCTAGAGAAGATAACCGCTGGTGATGTCAAGTTTCCTGTAAACAAGTTAGATGATAAAACACAAGACACTCTCAGAAGGTCTAGAGCGCAACGCGCAGGAAGCGCAGTTGGCTTACAGTCCAGCACAGTCACCATAAACGAACTTAGAAGTCTTAGACTTGATAGCATAGCTGACGTTGTAGAACAGCGTCAGAAAGGTGCTGTTGACTCCAAGTCTCCAGCACACGCAGTAACCAAAAGAAAGTTCAATCAAGATCAATATGATGCCGCAGTAAAGAAGGTCATCGAAGAAAACAAAGCTGATGTTGAGACAATACAGAGCGCAGCAAAAGATGACAAAGGCGATGCCGTAGCCCCTAGTGTTGCTGAAGACATACGGGATGAGATGATCGCCAACAGGGTCATCAGGCAAACAGAAGAAAATGTTCACGTCCCACTGACAGAACAAGAGATAGCTGACGATGTTGCGGCACCGTTGCGTGGCGCTGTATCACAAGAACAAAAGAGACTTGAATCTTTGCGAAAGCAAAAAGAGAGACAAGTAAAAGCAGAAGAGAAGCTAAAGAACAGTTGGAAGGGAACCCCAAAGCAAGAACAAGATCTAGAAAAAAGCAAAGTTCTTGGGGATGAGATAGACAAAGCCATTCTTCTTTCCGAAGAAAGGGCTATGGGTTTACAGCGCCAAGTTGATGTTATTGATTCCAGAACTGGCGCGAAAGGCGACCTGAAGCAACAGCAATATACGCAGGAACAAGCCAACACAGCTTTGGAAGCGGCATCTCTTGCCTCTATTTCAGAGCAGACCATGGAATACAAGATGAAGGCTGACAAAATTGCCCGTCAGCTTGCTAAAGATTTGAAGAAGATGGTTGGTGCTGATGTCAAATTTGGCACGGAACAAATGTTACCAGCCCCTCCGGGCGTTGTTGTAGAAGGTCAGTACGATCCATCGAAGAAGATGATATCTCTTGCCATGGGCATACATGACGCTGGCTTGACTGAAAGCCAAAGGCTGGACAAGTTAAGAAGCGTCCTGAACCACGAGGTAATACATGCTTTAAGAGATATTGGTCTGTTTACGCAGGCTGAGTACGATATCTTGGTTAAGGCAGCCTCTAAGAGAAAATATACCATAGTACAAAATGGTCAAAACGTAGAGAGAAGCTACAACTTCATTGATCGTGCTAGACGTATAAATCAGAAGAGATCAGACGAGAGCTTTGAGCAGTATGAAGAAAGAGTACATGAAGAAGCTATAGCTGAGATGTTCAGGTCTTGGGCTGACGGCAGGCTCAAGGTTGCTGGCAAGCCTTTAAGTCTGTTTAAGCGTATCGTTAATTTCTTCAAGGGTGTTCAGGATACTCATGTCAAAGAGGGCTTCAACACTTCTGATGCTATCTTTGAAAAGATACAGACCGGAGATATAGCGCTCAGAGAGCGTGGAGAGCTTGGGCGTGTTCAAGCAAGAGACAGGACAATACAGACTGATCTTTCATCTATTCCAGTAGAAAAATCAGAGATAGATGTTCGTCAGTTAAAGAACTTTATAATCAACAATCCAGATGGGTTTACAGTCACCATTGACGGCACTCCAACACCCAAAACAGGTTTTGCTGTAGCCCCAATAAAACAAACGGAAATAATCAGTTCTGCAAAAAAATTCACAATAAAAGATGTGAAGGAGCAAGTAAGAAATATATTAAATCTAGTGCAAGCATACAAAGACACCATGGGAATAGATGTTAGGGTTTATGCTGGCGGATGGTTTGATAGTGATAATAATCAATACGTTTTAGATGCAAGCGTCATCATTGACGATAAGGCAGATGCCCTATATGTTGGCAGTGCTGGCGGTCAAGACGCCATAGCTAACTTAGGAGCAATAAATCAGGGAGACTTTGACAATGCAATCATCGGCACCGAAACAGGCATTGAACAAATCAAACAAGACGGAACTTATAGAGGTGAACTCGAAAATGTCAGAAGAGCAGATCACGCTAAACTTGTTAAACGCTTTGAAGAACTCAGGGTACGAGATAGAAGGCGAGATCAACTCAGTGGACAACTTGATCGATCAAGAGATGACAGAGTCGATGTCGTCCCGCAGGTAGATGAAAATGGGTTAGTGACTCTAACCCACTTCTCAAGACTAAATAATCTCACAGAAATAGATCCAGAACGTCAGGGTTCTAATTTATCCATACGAGGCAAAGAAGAGGCTCGTAGGATGATGCACGGGCCTAAAGGCAAGTATGGCGACATATATCCTGCAAGAAGCTATTTTGGTTTAAATCTAGGACGAGATGGCGGTTACAAAGTCGAATATGGTGTTGGCGAAAATAGGTATGAAACAAAAATACCCATTGAGTCATTGTATAATTTTGCGGCAGATCCAGATGGATTTAAACCCAAGGCGAAAGCCATAGCAGAAAAAAATGTAAAGCCATTTTCTCCACAAACTGAGGCTAAAGAATCTGCTGAGCTTGAGGCCACCCTAACAGAAAAGATGATAAAAGATGCTGGATATGAGGGCTATTGGAAAAATAGCTCAATAGGTATGGCAGCGGCAGTATTTTCTAAGAAAAAGGTAACAACACCAGACAAAGGTCCGATTGATTTATCTTCTTTCCCATCACTGCCAATGGCTCAAACCGATAGAGTTGGCCCATTAGCGCATCGGCTTCCAAAAGAAATATTAGTAGAGGGAAATGGGCAAAAAGCTACAATACCTATTCCTCAACAGTTCAATCCAAATAACAAACAAAATGTGTTTGATAATATCGATGCTCTAAAAGCGGAAAATCCTGACGCGATGTCATCTGCTCAGAATTTTCTGAAGATGGAGCAAGAGGCTATGGGTGGAGACTTTTTACCATTCCCTCCCTTAAACGCAATTTCTTATTCTAATAGCCCAGAGGCAATAGCAAACAAATTAAGAAATCTATCTCCTCAGTTAAAGGCTGGAGTTGATGAGGGCTTTGGATATGTATCTCAGATAAAAAACATATACGATAGTGGTCAGGCCACCCCTGAGATGACAATAAAGTTGTTTCTTTGGGGCATTCTTTCCAGAGGCGCTGGCCCCGTGCAACAAGAAGCCGCTTACTTAGACATCGTAAAAGATGCCACTCCTTTAATAAAAAAGGCAGAGGCTGGTCTATTTACAGAAGACGACATAGTAACTTGGGAAAATACAGTAAAGAAATATCTTCTTCCCGGTTCTCCGGGCAAGTCTGTAACTATGAATGTAAATTCTGCGGGTAAACTTCTTTTTGAAATGTCTAAAAGATCAAAAAGAAATGACAACATAACAGTTGCAGAGGAAATACATGAGTTGATGTCTGATCCTCAAGTCAGTGGCAGAGAGATAAGAAGAACATTTTTAGATCTTACAAATAAACCGGGGATAGACAATAAAGTTGTTTCTTTCATTATGCTTGTTGCTGGCAAAACTGATGTTCTTGTCATGGACAGAATACAAACAATTAATATGTTTGATGACGGAAGATTTGGCGGATCAAATTTATATGATGGTATAGGTCTTGGCACATTTAATACTAAAAATGGCAAGGAATATAAGGGTGGATATAACAATTTATTGATTGGGCCAAGGGGTCTTTTAGTAACAGAGTTTATGGAAGATGGAATATCTAAAAATATTCAAGAAGCATATGAAATGCTTGGAAGGCCAGAGGACGCTTCTTTAGGAAGATTCCATTGGGAAAGCTGGGTTATAGAGGGTGATCAAGTTGTTAATCATTCTACTTTAGAGGCCATAGCAGAAAACAGTCCTATTGGATATTCGGTCACAGAGGGTAAACCAGCAACATTTTCCTCTGGAATGACCTATATTAAAACAGAAAATGGTGCTGTTGTTAGTTATCCACTAAGCGATGGAGACTTGGCGTTTATGACGCCAGATCAGTTCTCTAAGTTTACAAAAAGAATGTCTGACAAGGGTGTTAAAGATGGCATCTACCCAAAAGGTTTTTTAGTAAGTGATGCAACATCATCACCTTGGTACACATTGCCCGAAGTTAACAGGAGTAAGATAGATGAACTCGCCAAAGAATACGAAAACGCAAGACCCAATGGAAGTCTTCGAGATGGCACTGCGCGGTCTAGAGGAGACACCGTTACCATTAACAGAGGTGACGGAGCCATCACAAGACGAGGAGATGAACTTAGAACAACAATAACAGAGTCTCTTGACAGAGCATCAGGAGTAGAAAATGAATTAGTAAACGCATTTACTGAAAACCTTTCAGAAGAAGATCAACAGAGTGTACAGCCAGCAAGTGATCTAGCAGAAAACAATATAAGCGATGATCAGGTTGACTTTTCTCTAATACCACCAGAAAAACCTCTTGCTTTCAGAGTTAATCCAAGGGCCGCTGCTGCGGCAAGAAAAGGTGAGCTTGCTACATTCAAGAACCCTACTCATTTTGGGTACATACAAGATGCAGACGGAATAAAGCCAGTTGTTCTGTTTAACGGTCAAGATGTAGATGTTGATAGAAAGATAGACACACTTGGTAGTTTTGGTCTGTTTCACATAATAAACAGAAATCATCACACTGAGCTAAGAGAAGAAAGCAAGTTTAAGAGTGTAGAGCAGGCCATATATGAAACGCTTGGCGAATGGGCTAATCAAGGCTTTCAAGATGGTCAGAATGTCATAGCGATGCCTGATGGCGGCATTCAAAGCCGTGACATCAGAATGGAATACATACGTCCAAAAACAAAATCTGTGCCTCTTGTCATGTCCTTAATGTACATACCTCCATCCATGATGAGGGTCGGCAATGGTATGTATGCAGTAAGGACATTCTTCCCAGACACATCTGCAAAGTCTCAGCAGATAGCTGATATGTCATCGATACCCCTCGACTTCTCTTCATCACATTTGAGAGAGTCTCAGAACAGTATTGTCTACGCAAAGTCATACGATGTCCTGAAGAAGGCGTTGAAATTAGTTACACTTGGTAGTGAAGAAAAAGCAGAAAAAGCCGCGAATACATTTGGCGATCTATTCCAAGACAGGTTTCTTTCTATAGCCCAAGTAGTCGATAAGCTGAGAGCAGAGGGCGCGACTATAGACGATGCGTTTGACCCTTACCTACAAGAGACTTTGTATCATGGAAGGGTTGGCAACAGGATAGAAGAGTCCAGACACGCTTTCTACGAGCCTATAGCCGAAAAGGTTAAACAGTTAAATTTAGACGATGGTACAAATTACGATGCTCTCGCAGCGGGCAGTGAGTTTGTTCGTCAGGCAGAAAAAGAGTCTGGAAGCAGACGACTAGCTGTAGCTGATGCCTATCTTTATGCCGTTCACGCAAAAGAGAGAAACGCTTACATACGCTCCATCAACGAAGGCGAAGACGCTGGTTCTGGAATGAGGGATAGTGAAGCTGATTTCATTATTAGCTGGGCAAATTCGACAAGTCAGTCAAATCAACAAACATTGCAAGACATCGGCAGCGCCGTAAGAGATGTTATTGCTAACACAAACAAAGTCAGAGAAGACGGTGGCCTTATACCTCTGGGTATGAACGAGGGTACTGTCGAGGTAGATGAAAGCGGAAACACAGTCGAAGCACCAAACTTTGAAAATTATGTGCCTTTGAGGGGCTTGCTTGATCCAGACGGAGAGGCAAGCGAGGAGGGCCAGTTTGGTTCCACTGGCGGCGTCACTTACAGCATAAGAGGAAAAGAAGATAGAAGGATGCTGGGCAGAAGTGAGTATGCCACTAGCGTTCTTGCTGGCGTCTTTATGCAAAATCAAAATGCTATAATACGATCAGAGAAAAACGCTGTGGG